GCATTGTCAAGACCTGGTGGGACGAGCGCACTAGCGTGAAGATCGAGGAATACACTGGCCTTGATGAGCAGACCATGATGATGATCAGCAACGAGCCTGATGCCACCGTCACGGTTGTTGAGCAGTACGACGACCCCAACATCAACCCAGAGGCGCTGCAGCAGATGGACCAGATGACGGGCCAGATGATGATGATGCCCGCGCCGCAGATGTTTGACGTCACCGTCAAGCGGATCAAGAAAGAGGGCCGCATCTGCGTGGCGTCCATCCCTCCGGAGGAGTTCTTGCTGTCGCGCAACGCGCGCTCACTTGAAGACTCCAGCATTGTGTCCCACCGCAAGATGGCCACCGTGGCCGAGCTGATTGAGATGGGCTACAGCGAGGACCAGATCAACGAGTACATCACCAGCAGCGAGTTTGAGGCTAACGAAGAGTACCTGCGCCGCCGCTCAGTGACCACGGCTCTTGGGTTCAACGACGAGAGCAACAACCCCATGATGCAGCGCGTGCTGTACATCGAGTCATGGATCAAGGTTGATTACGACGGCGACGGTCTGCCAGAGCTGCGTAAGATTTGCACCCTGGGTGATGGCCACACGATTGTAAACAACGAGCCTGCGGACTTTATCCCGTTTGCCGACTTCCCATGCGACCCCGAGCCGCACACGTCTCCGCTTGAAGCAAACAGCATCTTTGACTACACCAAAGACCTGCAAGAGATCAAGTCAGACATTCTGCGCAACACGCTCGACAGCCTGGCTCAGTCCATCCATCCACGCACCGCAGTGGTGGAGGGGCAGGTCAACATCGACGACGTGCTAAACAACGAGACCGGCGCCATTGTGCGCATGCGCAGCCCAGGCATGGTGCAGGCGCTTACCACGCCGTTTGTTGGCCGTGAGGCTTTCTCGATGCTGGATTACATCGACCAGGTTAAAGAGAACCGCACCGGCATGAGCAAGGCCTCAATGGGTCTGAACGCCGACGCGTTGCAAAGCTCCACCAAGGCTGCGGTTGCGGCCACCATCAGCGCCAGCCAGTCTCGCCTTGAGCTGACGACGCGCATCTTGGCCAACGGCATGAAGAAGCTGTTCAAGAACGTGCTGCAGCTGATTGTGACCCGCCAGGACAAGCCCCGGATTGTGCGCCTGCGCAACCAGTGGGTGGCAATCGATCCCCGCGCCTGGACGGCGACCATGGACGTGTCTGTGAACGTCGCGCTCGGCAACGGCGACACAGACCAGAAGATGGCCATGCTGCAGCTAATCCTGTCTCAACAGAAAGAAGCGCTGATGCAGATGGGTCCACAGAACCCGCTGGTCACGCCTGCGCAATTTAGCAACACGCTGCGCAAGATGGTTGAGCTTGCCGGGTTTAAGGATAGCAGCCAGTTCTTTAACGCTGTGCCGGCCGACTACCAACCGCCACAGCAGCAGAACAAGCCATCCCCAGAGGAGATGCTGGCGCAGGTGCAGGCGCAGTCTATCCAGGCCGACATTCAGAAGAAGGCAGCCGAGCTGGAGCTGGACCGCGAGAAGATGCTGCGATCAGACGACCGCGAGCGCGACCGCGTCGAGGCGGATACCATGCTGCGCGCCTACGAGATGCAACTCAAGTACGGCACCCAGGTGGACGTTGCCAGCATCAAGGCCATGATGGAGCGCGACCGCGAGGCGCTGCGCAACATGGGCCAGCAGATGCCCCAACAACCTGGCGTTATGTAAATGGACAACAGAGAACGACTTAACAAAGGCATCAACGCGCAGCGCCTACTGGATGATCCGCTCATCCATGAGGCACTGCGTGCCATGGAAGACATGTACATAAACGACTGGAAAACGAGTACAGTTGACGATGTAGTCAAACGGGAGCGCGCCTATGCGTGCGTTTCTGTTTTAAGTGACTTCAAAGCGGCGCTCAATTCTTTTGTTAACACCGGAAAAATTGCGGAAAAACAGATTGAGCGTGATTCAAAACTGTAATTTGAGGTGAAAATATGGCTAACGACACCACGGCAATGTCCAGTGTTCAACCCATGACCGCAGAAAGTGCGGCCAATGCTATCGAGGCGATGCTGTCCGGAGAATCCGGGGAACAACAAAACCTTGAGGCGCAGCAGGATGAGACCGAAGACGAGTACGTCGAGGACGAGTCCGATCCATCAGCTGATGAGTTAGATGCAGAGGAAGACGCGGCAGATAACGATTCAGATGATGAAGAGTCCGATGAGGATGAAGACGAGGAGCGGGAAGGCGAGTCACAGCGATTCACCGTCAAAGTTGACGGCAAAGATGTTGAGGTGACTTTGGATGAACTGCAACAAGGCTACAGCCGAACACAGGACTACACGCGCAAGACTCAGGCGCTGGCTCAAGAGCGAAAAGCCGCTCAAGCCGAGTTTGAGCAAGTGCGTCAAGAGCGACAGCAATACGCTCAACTGCTTAATGCATTGCAGCAGCAGTTAGCCCAAGCTGAAGAGGTGCCAACCAATATCGATGCGCTTTATGAGAGCGATCCTATTGAGTGGGTGCGGCAGAAGGAGTTATTGCGCGAGCGTCAAGAACGCAAGCAAGCAATTGATTCTGAAAAGCAGCGCCTGGCCCAAATCCAGCAGGCTGAACAGCAGCAAGCAATGAGACAGTACTTGGAGAGCCAGAAAGATGCGCTCCTCAACGTCGTGCCACAGCTGCGTGACCCCAAGGTCGCGTCGCAAGAAAAGTCACGGTGGGTCGAGGCAGGCAAGTCGATTGGGTTCTCTGAACAGGAATTGAACGGTATTACAGACCATCGCTTTTTGCTGGCACTAAAAACCATCGCCGATTACAACGGCGCGGTGGCCAAGAGGAAGCAAGTCAGACCGGTTCAAAGCGCGGCGAAGCCGACGCGTCCTGGGAATGCAAGTAATGTCAGCCAAAAAAGCAGCGCGGTAAAGAAGTCGCAGCAGCGTCTCAGGCAGACTGGCAACGTAAAAGACGCGGCCAGCCTGATTGAAAAGTTTCTTTAATTTTTTGGAGTTTTAAAAATGGCTATCGCAACAAACACTTTCACCACATATGATGCCAAGGGCATTCGCGAAGATTTGAGCAATGTAATTGCAAACATCTCTCCCGAAGAGACCCCGTTCGTTTCTAACGTCGGCAAGGGCACCATCTCTAACACCGTGTACGACTGGCAAACTGACTCACTCGCCGCGGCTGCAGCTAACGCGCAAGTCGAAGGTAATGAGCAGTCTTACGGCGCCGTTACTGCAACAACCCGTTTGCAAAATTACGCCCAAATTAGCAGCAAAAACGTCGTGATCAGCGGGACCCAAGAGAAGGTCAACAGCGCAGGCCGACGCTCAGAATTGGCGTATCAAATCGCCAAGATGGGTGCCGAATTGAAGCGTGATATGGAGTTCTCTTGCTTGAACAACCAGGCAGCATCAGCTGGTAGCACCAGCGCCGCTCGCACTACTGCTTCAATGCAGGCGTTCTTGAAGACCAACACCAACTTTGATGCAACATCTGGTACAGACCCCGTCTACTCAACGATCCCTACCGATCCACGTAACGACAGCTCTGCAACCCGTGCGTCCACCGAGACCATCCTGAAGGACGTCATCCAGCAGGTTTGGACCGAGGGCGGCTCACCCAAGATGTTGATGGTTGGTCCCTTCAACAAGCAGGCCGTGTCAGCGTTCGCTGGTATCGCTGGCTCACGCTTTAACGTGACAGGCGCCAAGCCCAGCACGATCATTGCTGCAGCTGACATTTACGTGTCAGATTTCGGCAATGTGTCTGTTGTGCCAAACCGCTTCCAGAAGGCTCGCGACGCTTTGGTCATTGACCCCCAGTACGTCAGCATCGACTATCTGCGCCCAATGCAGACAATCGAGATGGCCAAAACCGGGGACGCAGAGAAACGCTTACTGCTTTGTGAGTGGGGCTTGCGCGTTTCCACAGAGAAGGCCCACGGTATTGCGGCCGACTTGACAACCGCCTAATGGTGACGGGGCCGGGCTAATAACCTGGCCCCTTTTTAAATATGGCTGATGTAATCAATTCAACGCTGGTATCCGAAAACAAGGCCATTGGCCAGAAGCAGTATTGGCACGACCACGACGACGGCTCGGTAACGATTGAAACAGTTCAGACCGTTGACAACGTTGCTGAAGACAACAAGGCCACATTCAACCAGTTTGACGAGCGCGCAGACTGGAAGGGCGACATGCACAAGGTTGCATCCATCCCGATGAGCATTTTTTATGACTTAAAGCGCAAGGGCATTTTGGATGACCCGGTTGCGATGAAGAAATGGCTCAACGATCCAGATAATCGCGTGTTTCGCACACGCCCCGGACAGGTATGATCTAGACCATGGCAATCAGCACTTACACAGAATTAAAGTCGGCGATTGCGGACTGGCTAAACCGTGATGACTTGACGTCGGTTATTCCGACGTTTATTTCATTGGCAGAGGCCAACATGGAGCGCGTGTTGCGCACCCGCAAGATGCTAGTGCGTGCCAACGCAACCATTGACACTCAATACAGCGCAGTGCCTAGTGACTTTTTAGAGATTCGGTCAATGAAGATCACAAGCTCTAATCCGATCCAGCCGATGTACGCAGACACAATGGAGTCGATGGACGCCAGGGACGCAAAAAGTTCTGGCAGCGGCAAGCCGATGTACTTCTGCGTTGTTGGCAACCAGATTCGCGTGCATCCGATCCCGTCTGGAAACTACACGGCGGAGCTGGCCTATTACGCCAGCATCAGCAAGCTGTCTGCATCTGTTGCCACCAACTGGATACTGACAAGCTACCCAGACGCCTACCTGTATGGCGCGCTGCTGCAAGCGGCACCATACCTAAAAGACGACGAACGTGCAGGCGTATGGACCACGCTGTACGCGACGGCGGTTGATGCCATTAAAACGGCAGACGAGCGCGCCGCATCATCTGGCGGCGCATTGGTTACACGCACTCAATCATTTGGAGTTTTATAAATGTCTAGTTTTACCGATTACACAGAGAACCTGGTCCTTAATTGGCTCTTGACGACCAACAGCGCGACGCGCCCTACTGCTTGGTATGTTGGTCTGTTTACGGCGGCTCCCAGCGACACTGGCGGCGGCACAGAGGTATCTGGCAACGCATACGCACGCGTGGCAACGGGTACGATCACTGTGAGCGGGACGGCTACCACGGCCACCAACGCCGCGGCAATTGAGTTTGCGGCAGCAAATGGCGGCAACTGGGGGACCATCACCCACGCGGCAATTTTTGACGCATCCACCGGTGGGAACATGCTTGCATGGGCCGCTTTAACGACTAGCCGCACCATCAATGATGGCGACGTGTTGCGCATTCCAGCATCAAGCCTGACTGTTACGCTGACATAACATGGCTGCATACGGCGCTGGGTATTACGGCGGTGGCAACTATTCATTCGGCATTAGCCTGGGTGAAGTTGCTATCACGCCGTCGTCTGCCTTTTCTGTCGATGCTTTTCGCTTCACCTTTGGCGCTGCTGAAATATCCGCAGCCACGACGGTTGCCATTGATGCGCAGCGAACCGCCTTTATTTCATTCGATGGACTTGACGCATCCGCAGTTGTTGCGAACACAAACGTCATTACAAGTCTAGAGAATTTATTGATTGTTTCGGGTTCGTCTTTTGCCTTAAATGGCAAAAGATACGCAATCGGCGCATTTAGCGTAAATCCATCTTCATATGGGCAACTCACAGCCCGATTAAAGTGGGAAAATTACGGTGACACGGCAGAGACGTGGACCCAATTACCAGACGCGTCAGAGACGTGGACGCAAATAGCATAGCGAGGATCAAATGGCAGATACCAACACGACAAACCTATCGTTAGTTAAACCCGAGGTGGGCGCCAGCTCAGACACATGGGGAACCAAGCTAAACAACAACCTGGACGCGCTAGATGGGTTGTTCTCTGCGTCCGGTGATTTGGCGGTAGCCAACGGCGGCACAGGCGCGTCTGACGCCGCTACAGCTCGCACAAACCTTGGGTTGGCTATTGGCACAGACGTGCAGGCGTTTGACGCTGGCCTGACTGATATTTCTGGTTTGGCCGCAACCGATGGCAACATCATTGTTGGTGACGGCACCAATTGGGTTGCCGAGTCTGGTGCAACAGCTCGCACATCACTGGGCTTGGCCATCGGCGTTGACGTCCAGGCTTACGATGCTGACACAGCTAAAACAGACGTTGCACAGAACTTCACCGCTGCCCAACGTGGTGCAATCAGCGCACTGACAGACGGCGCAACCATCACACCTGACTTTGCGGTGGCAAACAACTTCAGCGTAACTCTCGGTGGCAACCGCACAATGGCTAACCCATCGAACTTGGTTGCTGGTCAGTCTGGTTCAATCTTTATTGTGCAAGACGGTACAGGCTCACGCACGTTGGCTTGGGGTTCTTACTGGGACTTCACAACAGGCGCTGCGCCTACTTTGACCACAACCGCTGGTGCTGTTGACCGTGTTGACTA